AGTAGATTCATCTTCATTGGTGAATAAAGTATAAATATTACAACTCTCTTTTAGTGCTTTATTAATATCATCTTTGTAATACCATAATCCTGCATTTCCGATCCTGATTAAATCTAACTCAATCAATATCTTATTATATTTATTAATCGAATCATCAACAAATCCTAACTCCTTGTTAATTGTTTTGTACGGAGGCCAACATACCTCTGTTCTGCCACCTGATTTTTCAACTTCATCACCTTTAGGACGCTTATACATTTTACAAGTCAAGTAACAAAAATAAACAAGGAGATTCATATTGTCTGTTTTATCTATAGTTTGGTTAAGTATTTTCTCTTTATCACAATCATAAAGCATAAAGAATTGATTATCTAAATCAATATCTAATGTACATGATATTCTTTCATTAACTTTTACATCCATAAAATTAATATTAGAACTTATTAATTTTAACTCTTGCAATTTGGAAAGTATTTGTTTGAATTGATCAACAGATTCACCAGTTCTAGTGTTATATTTATAACCACAATCAATAATCATATCTTTAAGATAGAAATTTGTAATATTTCTCATATTCTTATTCATGTAAATGAAGTCTAAAATATACAATGATTTATAATTAAATTTGCCTTTATCTGATTTTGTATTTTCCAAGATACTAAACTTCCTTTTCTTAGGATCTGAGTCTTGATTCTTTTCAGAGAAATAGAATAATTCATTTGGTAACTTGCAAAATATACCTTTATTATTTAATGTTTGTTTTTCTGTCATTTGTTAAAACCTCTTTCTTTAATTTGTTTATGATAATCATTAGAAAAGAAAATAATTTATGAATCGCGTTTCGCGAGACATGAGTATATTATTCTCTCTTATTAATACTTAGTTACTCTTATTACACCTCATTTGACTACCTGTTTTATGTAGTCAAATACAGTAAATTGTAAGTATTGAACTACATAAAACAGGTAGTCAAATATTTTTACTGTCAATATGGATAAGTAACTAAGTTTTAACTACACTATTTATGTAGTTCAATACTTTTACTTCTTGATTTGTTTATATTGCTCAATTGCTTTTAATAATTGAGGACTATTTGTGAATAAGAATATATTTCTTTTTGAATTTTCTTCTGGTTTTACATTGTGTAAGACAAACCCCTTCATCATAAGGTATCCAGCCAATTTCATACTTTTGACATAGAAGGTTTTGAGTTCTGATTTATTACTTTCTAATGTTTGATTTGTCATAAAATCATTCCTTTTTGTTTATTTATTTATTTTCCTCTATAGGATAGGTGCTGAAATCACCAAAAAGGAGTAATCCAAAATTAATTGGACAACTCCTAACCAAATATGATAATATTATTTTTGTATTATTAATCCACATTCCTAATACAAATATATATCTTTCCATCTCCATACGATTTAACTGTCTTATTTCTTTCAAGTATCACTTTATCAACTATTTTATCATCCTCTAAATAATCTCTAGTTATTACTTGATCCAAAATACTCTTCGTAAAATTCTGTAGGTCAAATCTATCTAAACAATCATATTTAAGAAATACAACAATTGGAATATTCCAATCAATATTCAAATCTTCTTTATTTAATAATTGATGTGAAGGGAAGTTTCTAATCCAATTATTATATGTATTAGTTTTTACCATAATATTTTTGCCTGTATAATCACTTACGACTGTCTCGTACATATAATTCTCAGAAAGAGGATGGGTGTCTAAAACCATATACTCTGATAAAGAAGGATTTAATATCGCAATTGCATTCTCTAATTTAGATAATTCCTCATTCTTCTCATTAATTAATTTTCCTTGATTGTTTATTATTCTGGTTTTGTAGGCCATTCTGCCTCCACTAATCTTTAATCTTAATGACTCCTTATCTTCTTTTATAATCTTAATCAAATCATCACATATTGTTATAAGGGCTAGGTACTTGCTATCACCACTATATATTTCTATCCTATCTTTTAATCCTTGTTCAATGTTTTTCATTACTTTTACCCTAAAATCTGTATCTCTAACTTTATATTTATAGAACTCTTTTACATCTTGATATGTGTTGTGTATTAGTTCAATATTTTCCGTTTTAAAAGTATTCTTTAACTTGGGTAGTGAATACTTAGTTAGTTTATTAATTTGCTCTTCCGAAGCATTATCAATGATATATCCACCATTATGATTAATTGCAGGGAGAACTTCTGATGTTACCCATTTACGAAATGGTTTACATTTATCTGTTCTAGCTTCCAACATAAAATCATATAGCATTTCTTCATTTAAATAAGTTAGTCCGTTGTGGACTAATGGTTTTATACCAGCATTTTCAATGGTTTTATCAACTCTATCTTTTCTACATTGGAGATAAGTCTTTCCTTTAACTGTATTACTTTTTACATATCCTAAAGCCATACCTGTTGTATAAATTTCGAATAAAACATTTCCATTTTCATCTGTAATAATTCCTACATTTGTACCCTCGAAGTTATTTACTAAAGCTAATACATTATTATTATTTTCCATCATTATTAATTCCTTCTTTCGTTATTTATTTTCCTTACTATTAAAATTAATTACTTAGACAAAACTATTTTTATCTCTCATGATTTTTCCAAAGCAAATATGTGTCTTTTGTTTCCTCGCGGTCAAATTTATGCCACATTTTATTTGTCGCATAATGAATCCCTACGTCTTTAACGACTTTCCCTCTTGAAATGTAGAACTGTACCATTTTTAAATCATATAAGTAAACATATTTGTCCTTTAAATCATTTTCCATCCTCTCACCTCCCTTCAATAAATTTAAATCTGGACATAATACAAAAGAGAGTCAAAATAAATTTCAACTCTCTCAAAAAACAACTAATTATTAAATTACCCATAAATATCCATCCCTCAAACCCTACTCCTGCTTGATTCTTAAAATCCAAATATCCAATAAAACTGGAATTTTATGGTATATAATGTAATTTATTTATGTCTTATGTTCTTGAATTGATAAACAGAATAGACTATGATTGAAAATATTACTACTACAAAATAAATCAATATATTTGTACCTACCCTTATCCTTGAGTGTGAATTTTGATCTAAAAACTAACATTTTCATAATCCTACAACCTTACTCTAGCAACACTTTTTCAGACCCATAATAAATTGATTCGCACAGAAATGGGCCTAGAATCAATTAGAATCGTTTATGCGATAGGGATTGTTCCAATCAATAAATCAAGACGCTTAAATGGGCCTCTAATTTGTAATATTTTACACTTATTTTGTTTCCTCTTTTACTTCCACCTTATCCTCTACTACAACTCCATCAATTTTAAATTTACCACTAATAAAACTGGATAATTTAACCAGAACTTCCTTCCCATAATAAAGGTAGCCAGACATCATAAGTAAATATGTTGCATTTGATAAATTAATTTCCTTTCCATCAACGCTCACAAGAAGTATATTTGGATTTAATTGTCCTATAAAGCAAACACAAATAAAAGAACTCGACACTATAATTCCCTTAAATATTCCCTGCCATAGTTTTGTTTTATCAAATTGTTTTATAAAAAATGAATTTACTGAACCTAATATAATGTTTAAAATTATCAAGCCTAACAAACTGCCACCAAGTAATATAGTATTTTGGTCAATCATATTAATCATTTCTCCTTAAATTTTATTTTTTATTTTATACCTTGTACTGTAATGCCGTATTTTGCACCAAAGTAACCAGTGAGTAAAATTGAAATTACTCCACTGATTATTGCTAGAGTCTTCAAAACAAATTTTGCATTATTATTTAGTCTAATTTTGGTAATTTCAACAGAACCTTTGCTAATATTTTTTTCTATATCATTACTATTCTTAGAATTAGCAGTCGCTATGTTTGATATGGTATTGACAAGTAGATTTGTAGATTGTAGTTGGGAATTTTCCATCCTAACCAAAGAAATATTAATAGAATCAATCTTATCGTCCAAGTTGTTAAATCGTTGCTCATTTGTTGCCCCTCTAATTTGAAGTGCGGTAATTTCATCTTCATGGTGATTTATTTTCTGTTCGTGTTTTTCTATTTTTTCAGAATTGCTACATATTCTTTTCTCATGATCTTCTAGTTTAGATATCACTTCTTCCTCGATGCCCATATTATCAACACCTTCCATAATTATATTTTTCATATTGACAAATTGCCCCTTTCTAATATATAATGTGTTTAATGGTTGTAGTGCTAGTAACATTACAATCATAGCAGTCACCAGAATTGGGCAATATTTCTGTGACTGCGACTATACATAAAAACCGAATATAGAAATAAATTTATTAAATAATATTAAATATTTACTCCTGCAAAATATTTTACATATCCTGATTTGCTATTCTTACCTTTTGAAGTATTATAAACCACATGAAGTAATCCATTCTTTTTATATAATGGAGTAGCGGATTCATGAGGATCTAAAGAGCCGAGAATTGATAAGTTTTCATCATATACTGTTTCTGATGTTAATCCATTTACCCATTGAGATTGATATGTATAAATAATGTTATTAGATACAGGTATACAACCTTGCTTTACACCAGAAGGCGTTGGATACTCGATTAAACAGGTTTGTTTTGAACCTGATACATCAAGGACTGTAATATTATCATTTTTACTGACATATCTTCTTGCAATTTTAACTCCTGAAGCATTTGTGATTGGAATATCTGCAATTGCTTTAGCATTATTTGCATATGAGAAGTTAGATTTATTTGTTATTAAATTTTGATTAGTCTGTGCTTGATTAGGAATAGATGTGCCACTTAATCTTGCTTTAAATTCAAACCATTTTGCCCAATTATTAGAAGAGAAAGATCTTGGGCAAAGTTTATCTGAGCAATCTTTATGTCTCAAAACCTTATCTTCAGATAATCCTAACTCATTCATTAAATACTTAGTCAAATCTAGTGTATTTTGAACTGTTTGTTCCGATGGCATATGATTAATCTCCAAGCACATTTCTATTGAAACCGTATTGGAATTAAATTTACCATATTTTCCTCCACCGTCTCCTATGGCATATGAGTATCTCGTATGATAATCAATTATCTGAATGATGTTATTTGAGTCCACGAAAAAGTCTGCACTAGCATTTCTATTCCCTCCTGCAAAATAATCTCTATTATTTCTTGCTGTTGAAACTGTCCCGACATCGTGGATAATTATAAACTTTGCTTGTTCGCTTCTTGCAGAATGATTATAATTGATTAATAGTTTTTGAATTGGCAACATTATTTATTTTCCTCCTCTTAACATAAGAAAAAAACTATCTTTATTAGATAACTTTTTAAGATATTCACTTAAAATTGTTTTAATATTATTAAGATCCCAGTACCAAATCTCTAATAGATTAAAACGCATTTTTTATTTTTTTATTTGTATTTAAATATACATTTAAGCTTTTATATTCTCTTAAAATTCTAACCAATGTTTCTTGAAATAGGCAACAATTAAATGAACTTTAGAAGTTCTTTTTTTTTATTGCCTATTTAATTTTTACTCCTTAAATTACTGGAATAAATGCTAAAGTTTCCATATATCTTTGTTGCGAAATCCACCCACAAGCTAAAACTAGATCAAGTCGTACTAATAATACAATCGACAATTTGTGAAGAACAATAAATTGCTCCACTTGCAATTAGAATTGTATGATTAGTTACTCCCTCTGTATCTAATTATAAATTATATTTATTTTATTATTTAATCGCTTACATCTTCCTCATAAAAAGATGTAAGCGATTAAATTGTGTTACTGGACATAATGCGTCTACTATATACTAAGTAGTAATTGGTTTATCTGACAACAATGTGGTCAACTCGTTATACTGATCTTGGTTAATCCTACTATTAAGCAAAAAAACGTCTAATTTAATTTGCAGTTCATCCTTTTGTGCTTGGTTAGTGTACGTTGTGTTTTCAATAACCTTTTTGCAATAAGTATAAGTTAACATTTAAATTCCCCCTTTCTTATAATCCTAATTCAATCATTGATAACCGAAAATCCAAGTCTAGTAGATAATCTTCTTCGGCAGGAGGTTGCGGCGGTAGACTCGCTTTATATAAGTCAATTTCGGCTTGATTCAATTCAATAATTTGACTATTTGAGTATTTATAAATTGGTATTTGATCATTGAACAATGGGGGGTTAACTATGCCATTTAACTCGAACTGCCTTCCAACATTTTCATTTATGCAAATATCCCCAACTAGAGCCTGTTCAAAGGCATCTGAAAACCCATAAATTACGCTACTCTTTGTGTCAAGTCTTAAATAATGTTTATTTTCATCCATTGTTTACTCCTCCTACAACTCGGCATCGGCAGAATAATTGCATTCATAGGCAACATTTTGCGTAAAGCCACTGCCTGAGTCGGCAATTAGAAATATACCTGTTGTTGATGCTCCTAACGCAGTAACACTCGTCCCAATATCGGCACCCGTTGCGTTAACGGATAATTTATTTACCGTTCCACTCCTACTGTATACGGAAATAGTAGGTGTAACTCGTTTTGGAACGATAAAGTAAAAGCCTGCCGCGTTAGCATTACTTACCCCGAATACTATCCTTGTGCCAGTAATACTTGTTAATCCAAATGATCTCTCATAGTATCTCATACAATCTTGCAGTTCTTTCTCGAACGTTTTAGGTGAAAAAGGCAATGCTGTATCCCCTGAATTTACTTGAATCTGTGCTATGTCAATATTACCGCTACCACCAAAGGTTTCCGACCCTGTAGCACCAATGGTTATTGCTCTCGTTGACCCCCACATATAATTCAAAAATACAACTATATAATCATCATTATTAGTGCCGAAAGTCTTTCCTGCCAAAGTATTTGTTGCAAATGTATATGTTAATTTTTCCCATGTTGAAGTTAGCGTAAAAGCTGTACCTATAATATTTTCTCCTACAGATGGAGAGTCTCCAGTACCATAAATTTGTTGTAAATTAACTCCAATTTTTTTACCTGCAATTGAACTTCTCGCCCAAAATGATACTGTTACCTTTTTGCCATCTCCGCATAAATACCTTGTGCCATTTTCAATTAATTGCGCTATATAAGCCACAGCGTTTGCGCCAAATGAGCTTCCGGCACCATCTGGGTTAATCCTATAATAATAATAAGCATTTGATATATCCCCACTTGTTAACGGTTGCCTTGAGTGGATTGTATTCGTTGGCACTATACCGCTATCTGGAATTATAGCTACTTTCCATCTATCTGCCAAAAATGACGCATTCACAGGGTTGGTTACGCTCGTATTTCTTTGCCAAACATCAAAATTACCATTAATTATAGCTTGCCTTGCCATGGTTCCGTGTGCCGCTATATCTGCCTGATGTTCAGCAACAGTGTTGTTCAAATTTGTCACATTAGCATTAGTTGTATCTAAAGCACTCTTATTTGCCTTCTCAACAGTTCCACTTACACCCGACAAAAGTGCAATTTGATCGGCATTAGAATCTGTCGTATTTTTTATTTTTCTCATATCAGTAATATTTGTACTAGTAATTGTAGTGGTATTAGCAATAACATTAATTTTAGATAATAAAAACCCTCCTAATGGAACTGTAGGAACAACTGGACTGGAAGCAGGAGTGCCTGCTAAATAACTAATCACTCCAGAACTATTTACATAAATAATATCAATTCTAGGATTAGTGGCATTAGCTGTAGTTATCGCTAAAGTTGAATTTGCACTTGGAGTATATCTTACTCCATTTGCCATATGAACTGTTCCTGTTGCAACATTTACTGTCATATTAGGAGTAGATTGAGCTGTTGTTGTTAGACCTGATATTGTGCCGTATCCTGAAGATTCGATATTTATGTTTGCTATATCTGAAGGTGCAAAGGTTAAAGTTCCATCAGTTATTGCACTGGCAGTTAAATTGACCCAACTTGACCCATTCCAATATGATATTACTTTTGTAGTAGAATTTACCCATAGTTGATTTATACTTGGACTTAAAGGAGAATTTGCAGAAATCGGTATTCCTGTTCCGGTTAAAAATAAACTCCAATATCCCACATCGGTTGGATCAATGCCTCCTGTAGTTGCATTTGTACAATAATATAGAGCATTATTAAACGAAACAACATTATTTACCTCATATGATGTCAAAGTATTATAAATTTGCATATATACTAAGTTCAATCCTGGACTTCCAATTTGTGTAAATACACCCCAAAAAGCAGTATCAGTAGGGGGAAATGCTTGAGAAGGTTGTTGATTAGTATTGCTTTGAATACAATAAAATGAACTACCATTAAAAGTAACAATATCTACATACTGTGAATCGTTTACATATGAATGGCTAGTTTCCCATGCTCCATTTATTCTTATTGAAACCCCTTTTAATGCTAATTTATTCCAATATGTTGTATTGATTGGTAAAATTCCTGCTGTAGTTGGTAAGATACAAATATACGAAGAACCATCATATACAACGATATTATTTGCAACATATGTAGATAAAACACTCCATTCTCCTAACCAAACCAATCCTAGAGATAAAGGTTGCCAATAAGTTGTATTACTAGGTAATGTTCCAGTAGGTGGAGCAATGATACAAACATAACTAGAATTATTCCAATGAACAGCCTCATTAGCAACATATGATGTAGAAATACTCCATTCATTTCTCCATATAAAGGATGCTCCTTTTGCTGCAATAAGAGTCCAATATGAATCTGAAATTCCAGTTGGTGTATGATTTAAATTATTATCTACTTTTGATATGAATGTTTGACCATTATATTGAACAGTATTCCACAAAGTATAAGTAGTTAAAGATGAATATACACCCATATCTTTAAAATCAACTATTTTTTTAATGAGTCCTTCCATATTCATCACACTTTGACTAAATGCATTAAATTGATCTGGAGATACATTATAATCTTGCAATGCTATAGTCAATGAATTAATTTGAGAAATTTGATCTGACGTAGGATTAGTTAATGCCCTCAATTGATTTAATAATATAGCATTGGCATATTGTGATGCTGGCAAATTATAAACATAACGAAATTGGTCAATTTGATAATTTTGGTCTGCTGTAAATGTACTATAATTAGGCAACTATTTTTCCTCCTTTTGTAAATATAAAAATTTTATTTAATAATATAACTTAACTGCATTTATAGTTTGTTCACCATTTGTTGTCATTGACAAACTAGAACTTGTAATCCTATAATATCCATCTATATTTGGTTCCTGTAGAGAACTAACATATATTTTCTGATTTGCACTTAAATAATAAATCGGAGCGCAACTAAAACTTATTTTCTCAGCAAAATTACTCTGAAGCCACAACTCATATTCACATCTCAATTGTGCTTGATCATTAGTAAAAATCGTATCGCTTTTATATACATGAATTTTTTCACCAATAGATTCCATATTAAAAGTTGATACAACATTAAAATTTAGTAAAACCCACGCTGAACCATTCCACATATATGATTTTGATAAATCAGAAATAAAACAAATGTCTCCTTTTACCATTCCAATAATTAAATTCATATTTGTCAAATTGTTCCTTGAATATCTATTTCTATATGTCCATGAGGCAATTGTCCCATCTGATAATTGTTTACCCCATACTGTCACACTATTTCGCACATTTCCAAAATCTAAAGATACTGAATTTCTTGTTATGATTTTTATAGGAGTCTGAGAGAAGTCAAAATCCACAGGGTCATTCAATAAATCTTTTATTTTTTGGACAATAAAATATCCTTGTTCGTCAAAAAAATACTCATATGACATATAAAGGTTTGTGAGAGTATTTACTAAATCGTATATAGTGCTATTTGGGGGTTGAATAATATCAAATGGAATCAGAGCATTACTTCCAGAAACTTGGATATTACTAATATTGATTTTTGGTAAATTAGAAACAGTGGCAATAATTGCTGTGGTAACATCCGTACTTTGTGCAATGATTTTAATTTCATTAGGAAGTTTGCCATTCAAAGTCCCATCTAGTAAAGACATAGGATCAAGCAGATCAAAAGATGCTGTTTTTTCACTTAAAGAATAATTAAATGTTCCTGTTTTCACGGCAAAAATCCCAAGATTATACCATTGTATATTTGGTTCGAATCCAACTCCTATTTGTAATCTTATTACTTTATCAAACCAAATGTTAGAACTAGCATCACTAGGCCACAAATTTGATGTTTTCGTGATTGCTAGTTTAAGGTTAGAAGTTCTTCTGTAATTTGAAGTTGAGTCAAAATTCACGTCACCACTAATAGCAATTCCTTGAAGTTGATTTAAAACTGCGTAAGTTGTAGAATTTAAAATCTCAACTAATACATTTATATTTCTTGTTGATTTTACTAAAGCATTATACATATCTTGGGATACATACACTTATATCACCACCTTCCCATTAATATTATTTATATATTCAATTTCCTCATTTATCAACTTTTTATATGTTTCTTCTTTATCGTCTGCCGTATATGGTATTTCCAAATAAAAATATCCTTGCGATTTTGCAAAGATTCTTTTATATCTGTCTTTAAGTTTTTGATAATGTAGTTCATATTCTGGAGTTGTGTTATTCTTCCTTGCTTGTAAATAATGAAACCATGATAATTCTGTATGTTGTTTTCCCTGTGTCTCTATCAAAAGTTTTAACTCTTTTAACTCATTATCATAAGGCATTCTTCCTCTTTTATTTTTTATTTTAGGATTTTTTGCAATTATTGAACATTTAAATTCGTGTAATATAGTAAAATTTAAAGATTCTAAATAAAAGACAACTTTTTGTTGAAGGAAACTAGAATTCATTTCATTAGTACATTCTGGACATCTAAAATTATATTTAACTGACCCACTTATACTTCTAAAATAATCTTCATGTTTTCCTTCAGGACATTTCCACCAAACTTTTTTATTGCTTTTAGGCATATAATCATATGAAGATTTTTCATTTTTATCTAACCATATTTTCAACACTTTAGGATATAATGTTCCTAAACTATCTAATGGATGAACTTTTTTACCATTACAATAAGGGCATCTACTTCCATTAACAAAGTTGTTGCATTTTATATCATAACTACCATGATAATCTTTTTCTTGACATTTAATCCAAATTCTAGTGTCGCTTCCATAGGTAATATTCCAAGGGTTAATACCTAATTTGTTATTCTTACTCCAATCAAAATAATTATCTAAAAAATCTCTCTCTAGGCTATTTATACCCCATTCAGCAAACGATTTACTATTTATTAATTTGATTCGATTATCTTTTTCTCTACCAAATAATTTATTAGCACATTTTTTGCAATAATATTTACCATCTTTTTTAATACGTCTTAAATAATCAGGCAATCTTACTCCTTTTAACAATTCACCACAACCATCGCATAGTACATTTACTTTAACATGAGAACCATTTTGTAAATCTTCAACTCTTACTTCAAATTCATCTTTCCATTGGGTAAATATATATCCCTTTGATTCATACCATTTTTTTGTTTTATATTCCCATTTAATCATAACTTTTTTTGTTATTAAACCCATAATTATCAATCTCCTTTAATCTTTTTTATTTCTTGAATCATTAATCTCCTATGTAAGTAATCATTAAATTTCTCTATTCAACCATTTCTTCAACAAATCTTTAAATATTTGATTTTCTTCAAACTCGACATAAACTTTAAAGCGATTGCCAGTCCCACATCCAATTATATTTGCACCATTTTTAACAAAAATATCTGCCTGTTTGATATTAAATATCTTCATCTCAATTTCTCCCCAACACAAAAAACGCCTACAAAAAATAGACGTTTCGTGTACAATAATATAAAAATTTTTAAATCACCAACCCATTTAAAGCCAAAGTTGATACATCAGAATTTCCTATTTCTACAAAACTAAAACTAATTGAAGCAATTCCAATATTACCATCTAAAAATGTTATTCGAGGTTTATCAGTTACCATAATCAGCATATTATCTCCAAACATACTACGAAGTAATTTTGGTTGTCTATTATTAATAAAACTTGCTATTCTTTGTCTTAATTGATATTCTTGATTTATAGAAACTCCTGTATTACTAGTTAAAGTAGTATCTGATATCAATGTAACCGTTAATCTACTTCCCCTATAATTCATTGAATTTGTAACTACTATTGGATATTGTGAATCTAAAGGTTCAAATATTGTAGTATTTACATTACTAGTAAAAGAATCAAATCTATTATCATATTTCAACTGATAATTATTAGTAGAATCAGTTAAGAAATTACTATCAAATGATACAATTACATTGGGATCGGGATATGCAATTATTTGATTTCCTAGAATCCCATTAGAAACTGGAATTATAGCATATTGATATGTTTCTCCATTTTGAACAAAATTATCGGTTAAATTAAATAATACAGATGTTCCACTTTCATATTGTATTATCTTTACTGTTTCCCATAATAAATCTGAAGCTAAACGTCTTTGAAGCAAGAGTGAATCAATTATTGAACCATTAAACGACACCGAACCTCCCTCTAAGGAGTTGTTTTCAAATGGACAATTAAGCACATCGTTGTATCCCCATTGTTCTGGTTTTATTGTTGTGGTGGTTATTGATAAATCTTTTGTAATATAAATATTATCTACAATTGAATTAGACAATTCTACTTTATTAAAAGAAGATAAAGCTATTGATGTATGGAATATTAAACCATCCTCAAAACCGAACATATCGTATCCAATTAGCACATTGTTTACCTCCTTTCTAAATTAAAACCACAAATAAATCTAATAAATAATATTGATATTTTACATAAATCATAAATGCATCATCTGTTCCAATTATTACTTCATTTGATACAAAATGAAGTAATCCATGATTTAATCCATCAAGATAAATATAAGCATGTATACGATTATCAGATATAAAGAATTCAATCCTACCATTTGGAGCATATAATTTGCAAAATACAGTATCTATAGGTACATTTTTACACCATATTTTCATCAGAAATTCAGACTGGTCAATTTTAAATCCATCACTAAAACTGACTTGACCACCTTGAGTTAAGTCTATCCAAGTATCATCTTGATAAATTGCTATTCCCGTATCCATGTTACCAAGTTCTTGAATTATTATAGATTCAATTAAAATAGATCCTGTTTCAGAATTTGATGTAGTAGTTAATGTAGAATAAAGGGATGGTTTCACAAAAAATGGAGTAAAGGAAATTAATCCAGAAGACCCTTGTTGTCCATTTACTGATACAGTTTTAACTTCAATATAATATAAAGTATTGTTTGCTAATCCTTGAACTAATTGAGTTAATGCAGAACTTCCATCAGCAAATGTATTAGGATAAGATTGTAATAAACTTTGGTTATTATCGTAAAGATTAAATAAATAACTTTGCAATGTTTCCGACTGTGCATGAGAGTAATTTGCTGAAAATGTTATATTTTGATTAAATACTTGACCATCAACAATGTTGGTTATAGTGATAGTAGGATTAGCAAGAACATAAAATACTATTGGATCAGATTCAGAAGACAAATTATTATTTATGTCTTTTGTCTGTATTATTGCTTTATATTGAATTCCATCAACTAATGAATTTGCAGTTATTGTATTTTGTAAAATAAAAGAAGTCAAATTTGATGTATATACTAAAACATTTGTATTATTATTATAAACTTTTAATATATTTCCAGTTACTTGATCTCCTCCTGATGACAAAAACGATATTGTTTTTGAAACATTAGCAGGAAAAGGAAGAATTGGAGAAACTACTGGTCTAATTAGTGCCAAATTATCTCACCACCTTTTAATTAGGGTTTTCTTAATTAAAAACCATATTCTATTCATTAATTGTTTTAAAAAATTTGAGTATCTAAGAACATCAAAGAAAATTGATTATTAGGTATCGTAGCCCAACAAACATCATTTACCGAAAATATTGATCCGTTTCTTCCCTTTACATTAGGAATTGTTTGATTATTATATAAAACATCATAAGTGTTATTTCCATTATCTACTGTAACTTTCACTTGAATATATCTATTGAATTTTAATTCTTTAAGTCTTTCCTCTATTAATATATCTATAGATTCTAAAATATTTTTACTTATATCTTTCATTATTTCACCTCAATTTAAAAAGGACAGTGATTTAATCACTGTCCATATTGTATTTTTGCATGTTGTGCTGCCTTTAGTGGCAAATTATTAAATGCTTCTTCTAGACCATCACTAGATGTAACATTGGGAAATTCTAACCTATCAATATTAAAAGTATGATTAATTGTTTGGTTAGTCTTACTAATCAAATTTTTAGCAACGTCCATTGGCTTAAATCCACTCATAGCAGAAACAACAGGAATCTTGCTCAAATCAAATCCATTAGGAATACTCTTAACCAAATCATATAATTTCTTTGCTTGACTTGAATTAAAAGCAACTTCTGAAGACGAACTAGATCCGTGAACTTGCGCTAATCCCTGATAATCTATAACTCCCCCGTCTTTATAACTTCCAGTAACACTGGCTTTAAATTTTTGTATATTACCATCATACGACAATGTATAATCTTGCCCATTTGCATATGATTGTAATGGTGTTACCGAAAAATTACTGTCATTAGTTCTTGCTACTGTTACAGGAACTACATTCCCTTGGTTATCTGTAACTTTAATGTTTGGTGTACTACTATGAGCACTTGCATAACCTATATTCCAAACTTTATTCACGTTTACCGTAGGGATATTACCATTAGCATTGTTTGCATTAAATTCTGCTTGTTGTGATTCAAATGATGAACTAGCTCTTGTTTGCTGTGCTGAAGACGCATCTGACTGTGATACAACAGTTTGACTATTCAAAATATCTCTATATGCTTGTTTTGATCTAATAGCTAATGCTTCCATATTTCCAACATAAGTAAAATATGCAGTAGAAATATTTCCTAAACTAGTCTGAGTAGTATTGTAAATATTATTCCATTCTGTAGAATTTACTAAGTCCATGCCGCCAAGATATTCCTGGTTAAGTGTACTCATAGCATTAGTGAATTCTTCCATACTTGCATATTCACCATTTTGAGCCCTATCCGTTATTGCTTTAACTTTAGCTAAATATTTACTCTTTTCAGAAAGTGCATTTTGATCTGCTATATTAACTTGATTTTTTTCAAATTTTATTAATTCTATTCGCTTATTTACTAAATCTTCTTGAACTTGGTTAATTGCTGTTTGATCTGTAACATAAGTAAAATCATATGTACCATCGGCATTTTTTGTTAATTGTTGTATTGTCTTTTGTTCCATAAGATTACTTACTTTTAATTGCAATTGCTGAATATCAAGTTGCTTCTGCAATCTTTCAATTGAAGATTGTTCAATTTTCCCCTGAGTATTCAATAAATCTGTTTGTTCAGAAGTTAGAGTTAACCCTTCTGATTGAATCTGAGTTCTAATTTTCCCAATTTCTAAATCTTTTTCAGCACCATCAAGATATTTATCTTGTAAAGCAATTCTTTGATTTAAAGCATCTTGTGCGTCTTGTTCCGTACTACCATTAAAAATTGTTTTCTCAATTGATTCATATTGAGTTTTAAATGCTTTAGCAAGGGTTTTTTTCTCGAAATCTTCTTCTGCATCTATTAACCCCTTCATTGCTAATTCTGCTTCATTTAAATCATTTGAGTATTTCTCTAATCTATCCGATTTTTCCTTTGCAGTTAAAGACGTATCTGCAATTGTTTCTGCAATTTTTTGTTTGATGTTGGCTATTATAGAAGCTTCTGCTTCCATTTGATTACCAATATTTTCTATACTACCTGCAAAATCATTCTCGTCAAGTAGTTTTAAGAGAACTTCTAGATTAGATATTACATCTTTAAATGGTTTTAGTAAATTTTCAAAATCAAGATTTTCAATATCCTTTACAGTTTGATTGATTATATCCTGAATTTCTTTTGCACTAACTTTTGCATCTGTTAATTTCTTCTTTAAATCTTCAACAAATGCTTCTTTAGCTTTATTATCCATTCCAGGATGCAGAGTATCAACATTGTCAATTTGATATTGAAGTTCTGTCTGTTCATTGACAAACTGTTTAAGCTTCTTTTTAGCAATATCTAACTTACCTTGTAAGTCATCTTCATTAAGCAACTTTTCGGCAAGGTCTAAGTCGCTTAATTCATCTACCATAGGTTTTAACGCTTTGTCTAGATTTAAATTAGCAACCTCTTGTACAGTCTGAACAATACTATCCTGAACTTCTTTTGCACCAATTTTTGCATCTTCTATTTCTTTTTTTAATCCATCTACAAAAGTTTTCTTATCTTCAGCACTCATTTTGGGATGCAAAGTGTCTACATTATCAATTTGATTCTGCAGTATTACTTGTTCATCTGCAAAGTTTTTAAGCTTCAATTTCGCATTGTCTAATTTGCCGTCCAAGTCATCTTCATTAATTAATTTACCTGCAAAATCAAGATCACTTAGGCTATCCGTCATTGGTTTCAATAATGTCTCTACTTCTAAATTAGCAATATCTGTATAAGTTTGAGCAATTACATCCTGAATATCTTTTGCATTTACTTTTACTTCTCCTAATCTATCCTTTAAGCTTGCAATAAAAGTAACCTTTTGTTGATCGTCCATTTCAGGATGATACGTGTCAATATTATCAATTTGATCCTGAAGTTCAGATTGTTCATTAACAAAGGTTTTTAACTTGTCTTTGGCAATATCCAGTTTTCCTTGCAAATCATCATCAAGTAATTTTTCAGCCAAGTCGAGCTTTTCCAAATTATTTGTCATAGGTCTTAGTTCTTTTTCCAAGTCTAAATTAGCGATATCTTGAACAGTTTGAGCAATAGCAATTTTAGTATCTAGTAATTTTGAATTCACATCATCTAATTTATCAGACGCTAGTTGATATTCTTCAGAATTTGCCAAAGCATTATTTAAATCAGCTTCAGTATAATTTGGATCTACAAGAGCTAAATCTGATTTTACTTTGTTTTTTGCATTTTTTTGATCTCTTTCTGCTTTAATTTTTTCCAATTTGAGTGAAGATTGTTCGCTATTTTTTGTTTTTAGAATTTCTTCTTCAGTCGCTAATTGATCTTCAATGCTTGCACCAATTAATTTTTGATAATCTAAAGTTTTTTGCAAATATGCAATTCTATTTTCTTCGAGTTTTTGGACTTTTTCATATCCTTCATACTCTGCTTCGAATCTCTCTTTTACTAATTGTTTAATTGATAATTGAGCACTTTTTCCAGCTTCAAAATATGATTTAATTTTACCTAAAACATCTCTTGTAGTAGTATTATCTTGATAAGTACCATCATCATTTTTATACTTAGCAATAGATTCATATAATTTGTCAATATTTGTAGATGCAACAGTTATTGCTTCTTGATAAAGATCAATTTTTTGTTCAATATATTGCGCAGAATTTAAATTAGCCAATGCTTTTTGAGTTGCAATGAGTTTTTGAGTATAATCTGTTTTAGTAGCATTTTGAGAATCAAGAATTGATTTATCTAAATCTGCTTTTTTTACTAATTGCTCATTTTTTGATGTTTCTTTATCAAGACCTCTTTGAGCAGATTCGACTTTTCTTTCAGCACTTCTAGAACCTGTATATTCTGAACCAGAATATTTGTCTATAGTTGCTTGAAATTTATCCATTTTCTTATTAGATTTTTCTACAGCTTTATTATCTGAATCGACTAATTTTGAGGATTTTGTAATTACTTTAGTAAGATCAGTAATTGCTTCAGAAAATTCTGTTGCACTTGATTTAAGGAAGTCCATATCAGTGATGTGAGAACCAGTACCTTCAGCATATGCAGGGATTTTACCACCTTGGGATTTTAGTATTTTTTCAGTTTCATTATGAGGAGTGACTTTAGCACCTTTTTGGAGATATACTAATTCTGCTCCATTATCACCAGATAAATATATTGATCCATCAGGATTTTGTATTAATTCTGGGCCTTTTTCACTGACAATAGATATTCCACCAGGAGCAGAATCAGTTCCTTTAGCAAATCCTTCAGTTGGAACAGAATCAACCTTTTTAGTGACTTCGTAAATAGTATGAATAGAAGAAGTGTCTACCTGTAATTCTGCTATGGCTTGTTTTGCAGCAATGTCATCAGCAATAATTGTAAGAGTTGTATCATATTGTTTAGACATTAATGCTAATAATTTATCATCTGCAGGTTTAGTATTGGCATCTACATCAATGCTACCAATTTTTTCTTTTACTGTGTTTAGACTTGTTTGAGCATCAGCAGTCATTTCAAATTTTGGTACAGCGAGAACTTCTAAGTCAGCAACTTGAATAGTTTTTAACTTTTCATCAAAATCAGATTTAGATATTTCACCTTTATCTAAACTAATTTTAAGATTAGTTTCTGCTTCTGATGCTGTTTTAGATAAGGTAGTTAATGCATCTTGGATTTGTTGATAATAACCAAGGACTTCAGTTTTATTAGCAGGAGTTATTTCTCCTAGAGAATTGATTTTTAATGTTAAATCAGCAACATCATTTTTTGCTTTTAATACAGCATTTGTGAATTGTGAATGGATGAAGGTAACGAATGTTTCAGGTGGCTCAAAATCATATTCATCAACATTGGGTTTTGGAATTTCTGCTATTGCATCTTCAACTGATTTATAGTCTATTCGAGGGACAATTTCCATATCAATTTTAGGAACAGCAGATGATATTCCACCTTGTGATAATTGCTGTTCTTGATCTACTGCATCAATTTTATCCATTATTTCTTGAAGATTTGCATCAGTGGATTCAAATAGAGCATTTTGCTTTGCTTTTTCTACTTCTTTATTGTAGGCAATTTCAGCTTTTAGGGCATCTGCTGCTAATTTAGCAGATTCTTTTAAGAGAGAGTTGTATTTTAATTGACCTTCTAATGTTGTTGGAGTTCCAAGTTTGGAAATTTCTTCTTGGAGTTCTGCTACTACATCTGCCCAATCTGATGTTGCTGTGATGTTTGATTCTATCCATGATTCGATGTCTAGGTTTTTAAAGGAGGATTCTATGGTGGATGTTTCAGAGTCACTGAGGGTTTTACTTTGTTCTTCAATTCCTTTGATTAGGTCTTCGCGAGAGGATTTTGCAAATTCTTTTTGAGTAGCAATATTTTCTTCCATAGAAGATTTATTTGACATCCAAGCATTTCGAAGTAATTGGAGTGAATCGAATGTTTCATCCATTATTTTACGAGTATCTTCTGATGCTCTATTATGTTCTTCTATGAAAGAAGCACTTTTTTGGTTATCTGAACCAGTGAACCATCTATCACTGACATTTCCAAATTGAGGTGACGCAGTTGCAATTGCAGAATCTTTGAGTTGATTTATTTTTGAACGAGCTGATTGTAATAATTCCATTTCTGTTCTTTGAGATGCTATTAATTCGTTGGTTAGAGAGAGGGTTCACTGGTAGTCCTTTTGGGATTGTGCTTGGGTTAGGTCTTTTTGGATTGATTCTGATTTAGCTTTTTGAAGGAGGTATTCTTGTTCTATTTGGTTGATTAGGGCTTGGGTTGTTGATTCGATTGAGAGTTCTTTTTCGTCTTTTTCTTTAGATGAACCAGATTCTTTTTTATCATCTCCAATACCTGCAACAGAAGCGGGTTTCCAATTTAATACATCATTCATTTTGCTAATAGCATCTGCTAATGAATTAGCCTCTTTTTTCGTTTCTCCAAAATTATACTGTGCCATACCTAAATCTTCAGATAATCTCCAATTACCAGTGCTACCTGCGTTATTAGAGCGCGATGCCCATAAACTATTTAACATATCAATTTCTGCTTGATACATAGCCATATTTTTAACTGCTGTTTCATAGGCACTCTGAGTAGATTTTGCGTTTTCTATTAATTGTGTTCTAGACTGACCTAATGATTTTTCTGCAAGCTCGACTCTCTTTTTAGATTCTTCTTCTAATAGAGCGATAGTTATTTTACCATTCTTAAATTCTTCTGGAAACATTGCTAAAAGCATATTCTTAACTTCTGAATATCGTTTGGTTTGTTGCTCATTTTTCTCTGTAATAGAAGATAGTTCTTTATATTCATTAACTAAATCATTTGTATTATTAGCAACATCTAAACTTGTTTGAGATAATTTAATTTGTTGGGCTTGATATTCAGTAGAATTATCCTGTGCTTTTTTAGTAGAATCCGCAAGTTCTCTCTGTTTTTTTGTAATTTCAGAAAGCAATTTATCATATGTTTTAAATGCTCCAATATCAATACGGAGATTGGCTGCAAGATCAATAACTTCATCGGGAATATTTTTCTTCTGCAATGATACTTGCATAGTTCTAGGGTCAATTGTTTTTACTATTTTTTTTGATTCTGCTTCTTTTGATTTAAGTATTGCTTCTGTCAGTTCATCGTATCGTTTAATCTGAGCTTCTATATCATTGATATTTTGAAGAGTTGGAGCACCGACTTTATTTATTGATTCAGTTAAAGCATTGAAATTTTTTGTTGAATCATTCAATGTCTTATTTAACTTTTCTTGCTCTTCTCTTACTTGTTTTGCATGTCCAAAATATGAAACAATACCTACTATTGTAGCTAAAACAACTGTCCCAAATATTATCCACGGATTTGTAAGTGTTGCTAATGTAAAAGCTTTCAATGCTACTGTAGCTGCGTTAAGTGCAGGAATCAAACTTAAAGTTTTTAGAAGCAGTCCACCCATTGTCACTACAAGAGCAGTAATTGCAACTGTTCCACCAGCCCCCATATTAGATAATTCTGTTAGTCCATTAATAAGTAAAGTTGTTCCTGATAAAACTCCATACATTACAGATTTTAATCCGCTTTCTCCTAATACATATGAAAGTTCTTGACCTGCTGACTTAACTTTATTAATTTGACTTTCTAAACTCCCTAAATGTTTTCTGTTTTCCTCAAGAGCCGAGAATAAAGACCTCTGTGATGTTGTCGTGGCATCTGTAACTATTTGCCAATTATCCATAAGGGCCAAAAACCGTGTTAAATGATAACGACTCCCAATTGTAAGTCCTATTTGCTGTTTCTGTTCACTGGAAAGTGTCTTGAATTTAACCGCCAATTCTCCCCAGATTTGATTGACATCTCTTACGTTTCCTGAAATATCTTTTATTGCAATTCCTACTCCAGCCAATGCTTTCTCAGAATCTGTCGAAAATGTTCGAGAAATTGTAGTTTTTAGCGAATTTCCGATAACATTTCCACTCTCTTTTGTGGCGGTTTGGATTGCTGTGGTGTAACCAATAACATCATCAAGTGTTGCCCCATAAATCTGCGCCGATTCGCCAGCTTTCGACAAACTTTGCGCTAGTCCCTGACTTGTTACTGCAAAATTATTATCAACTTCATTAATTTTATTTACTATTGATACACTGTCCTCGGCTACGACATTAAACTGTGCCATAGTCGCAGTTAAATACTGAGCCATTTCAGCAGTTTTAAGACCTGTCACGTTCGCCCCTAAAAGTGCCGTGTTTGCCATATCAGTTGCTTGAGCTGCCTCAAAACCTTGTTTTCCAAATTCAATAACTGCATTTTGTGTCTCAGTTATTGTTCTGCCATATGCATTTGCTGATTTAGAAAGGTTATCCATCAATACACCATAGTCAGTATCAGAAGACATAACCTTGGACATTTCTACCAAACGAGTATTAATTTCAATGATTGCTGTTGGAATTTGTTGTAAAATATTGAGAAATGAATACATTGTGCCCATTACGACAGACCATACCATAGCCTTGGTCGCCGCAGTGCTCATGGCTTCTCCAAGTCCCCATGATCTAGTCATTCCATCTCTAAGTGCTTCATTAAATTGATACATTTGACCTGTTGCCCTATCAATATAAACACCTAAATTTAGATGCTGACTACCATTTCTTAATTGTTGTGTAACTCTTATATATTGTTCTGTTTGTTGAATATTAGAAGCGATTAATCTATGACCTTCCAATAAAGAAGTATTATAATATTGCTGTGCATGTGTAGCATTCGTAATTGCTGGATTTAAACGTGTAAATTGATCATATTGAGTAAAATTAAAACCATGAGAATCATTTTGTCCTTGCCTTATGGTTTCATAGAATCTTTTTATTCTATTTTCAAGATTTTGTAATTGCGTTAATTGCTCTGGTCTTATATTTATACCTAATTCATTTTTATTTTGAAATTGTTTAATGATATTCTTATATCGTTCTAACTGACTTTCTAATACTCTAGAACTTTCTGGAGAAAGACCATTTACTTTTACACCTATACCTAAAGCAGATTGCATTCTAGTATTTAATAAATTAGCTTGTTGTTGTATTGATTTTTCTGTTTGATTAAATAATCCTGCATATAATTGATTTTGTCTTTGAATATTTCTTTCTGCTTGCTCTTGTTGTTTTAATTGCTCTTTCGCTAATCTTTCTTCTTCTTTTCTTACATTTTCTATTTGTCTCGCTAGTTCTTTCAAAGTGTCGATTTGATTTCTAATTTGTTGTACATTTGTCTTAGACGCACTTGAAGTGTCTAATCCATTGATACTTTTCAACAATTGTTGAACTTCTGTAATTAATGCAGGATTTAATTTAAATGGCTCTAACGATTGTTGCATTTTCATTTTAGACGCATTTAAAGCATCTACTGCTTCACGTTGTTTTTTATAGTTTGTGGTTTCTTCATTAATACTTCTTGAACCGGATTTAGCATTAATAATTTCAGTTACTTTAACTAAATGACCTAAAGCATTTTCTAATTCTTTAACTTCTTTTATCTCAGTCAATATTCCATTTTGCTTAGTTTCAACAACAGATTTCTTATTTACATTATCCATTGTTCTTCCCAAAGTTTGCATGGAAGAATTGAGATTATTGACTTGATTTATAGAAGGCGCAATTGCTTTACTTATTTGATCTAATCCTTTTATAGACGCAGTATCAAAAGCAATGTTAAGTTTTTTAGTATCTACATGTTCCTGTAACTTTTTAATAGCATCGTCAATATTTTTCTGACTACTTGTATAATTAACTTGTATAATTAATCCTAAATTATCAGCCAATTAATTTCACCTCACCTCTCTTTGAGCAAATAAAACTTGATTTAATATTATGAAAAATGTATAATATCAATATAATGGTAAAAAGGAGTGTTAAACAATAATGGAAATATTATTTATGATTGGTTTTGTATTATTCTTTTATTGGTTATTCCTCATATATAGAATACAAAATGGCATCGCTAAATCAATACCATTTAAACATATCGAAGGTATAAATAGACTAGCAAAAGGAATAGATGTAAAAATATCATTCAACAAAGAAACAATTAAGATTGATGATATCACTATACCGATTTCTAAAATTGATAGATTGGAAACAACTTCTTCTAAACAACTAGCAGAACAAAATGGGAATGTTATCGGTGGTGCTGTCTTGGGAGGAATGTTGGGAGGTGGAGTTGGAGCTATTGTAGGTGGACTTAGTGGGGCTGGGAGCAAAAAAGTAACTCAGTTAGTTCACTATTTAACTATATTTTTCAAAGACAATAGTTCTGCTGTATTTTCATTTGATGGTTATAGTAATAAATTTGGATTGAAAAATGCTTTTAAACGTATAAATATGATGTAACATAAACATGTAAAGAGACACTAATCAAAGTGTCTCTTTTATTATCTATACCTATTGCTATTAAATGCCACTACTACTGCATCAACTAACATTTTTTGCATATCTCCTTGAATTTTCTCCATTGCTTTTTCAAGAAACTTAGATTCGGGACGATTATGGAAATAATCAGGAGTGGTATCTTCCCATCCATTCCAACTGTATCCATAATTCATTAATCCTCCAACATAAGTTGGTTGACCGTCAACAACTGAAAAATGATCCATCTTTTCTGAATCACAAAACACTTTAATCTCAAATGAAGTTGTATTGAATTTAACTGACGAACTCACTGAGTTTAAAAGTTGATATTGTCTGACGTAATATTTCGGAGTATAAGTGGCATAAACATTATCCCATATAGCGTCTCGCAATCTTTGTTCTCCAATACCTCTAATATAATCTACTTTCTTTTTAAACTCAGAACTAGACATAAGATTATGCAAATTCATTTGTTTTACTTGCATATCATTACTCTTCTACTAATTCTTGTACTTCTTCAGTTGTCTTGTCATTCTCAATTCCCAATAATTGATTTGCCAAAGGTAAATTATCTGTCATCTTCTTAATTAGATCATTTACTCTTTCAATTTCTTCTTTAGGTAGCGCACCTATAATATGATCAAATATTTCTAAATCAATTAATGTTTCTACTCCAGATATCAATTCCACAAGATTATCTGAAAAAGGCACATTAGTAAAATACTTTACTAATAAAGCATAATATAGATATGTGGTATCTTTAATTAATTCTAATTCATTTACTAAGTTAGGTAATTCTTCTTTAAAAGATAGATAATCAACAATAAGTTTTTGAACTTCCGAAGTTTTAAAGTATTTATTTATTTCTATATTATAAGAATCTGAAAAACGATCTGTTACAGTTAGGGAAATTCTCTCATTGAATTTAGCTAATGATTTTGACATTATAGAAGTCGTTAATTTTTTGTTTGCCATTTTTATATTTCCTTCTTTCATTTGATTATTTAACCAATGCTGAAATTTATTGCATTTTCAATATCTAATTTATTTTCATCAGTCAATATCGTTTTATTTCCATACATTCCTTTTATCAATATATTTTGTAAATATTTTATTTCTTCATTAGGTAATAAATTCCCGTTACCAATATAATATTTATAGAAGTCTATTTTTGCATATAATATACTTTTCTTATATCTATTTAATAATATGCTTGTAAATCCACCTTGGAAATCATTTAAATTACTGTTAGACCCTAAAAATCCATCTCTTATTAATTTATTTTCTAATACACTAAATATTTTCTCCTTATTCCAATAATTCATAGGGGTATCATGAGGTATTTTACCATACTTTTCTGCAAATTCACTCATACTAGAATATCTTTTTAACACATTTAAATAAAGTGTGTTTTGCCTTTCAGTTTTTAATTTATCATATGAAGGAAAAGTAATTCCATCATCGCTATACTCCATTATTTTATTTAATATTTCTTCATCAGACATTTTTGTTCCAGGGATCAATACGTTTTGTTCAACTATTTTAAATTCTTCTCTTAATAAAGCACTCAATTTAAATTGCAAAATATTTTGTATATCTTCATATTTCCCAAGAAAATCACTAGGGTATAAAGAAATAAGATAAATATTATATTTACGATATAAAGCAATCTTCTCTTCCATTTTCTTATCGTAATCATAAGTATCAACTAATCCCCATATTTCTAAATGTATTTCTTTATTGTTAAGAGTATAAAAAGTGAAATCGCTTCGATAGTTTGTTCCTTCTTTTGTTTCTGAAAATGGACGCTGTTCCCTTCTATATGTTTTATTATTATGTATTAAAAATTGAGCAGTTATGTATTCATAGGAAGACCTATTCAAAAATCCTCTATCATCAACTAAGTCTCCATGATCTTTATAATTTAGTATTTTTTTTATTTCACTTAATGATTCTTTTGTATTAATAATATTTGAACTAAATCCTAATTCGTTAGCAATTTCAGTATACGTAGGAAATCTATTATACTTTTTAATTATTGGTTCAATTAGATTTGCCAAATTATTAATATCAGTATAATAGTTTTTTGGAAGATAAAAACAACTTTTTTCATACCCCAATTCACTAATTGCAGAATTTATGTCTTCATTATATTTCTTAAATTGGTTTATTAAATTAAATCCTTGTTGGTTACTATAAGCATGTTCAAAAGAATTGTATTTATCAAGATATAAACATAATTCTTTTAATCTATTATTTCTATTTTCCCAATATTTTCTTGGTTTTCTATTATTATAATCAAAAGACGAACTTCTATGTTCTTTTAAACATTCATTACAAGAATCATTAGGATTATGGTTATGATTTATATAATATTTAGAATACCTAATATCTTTTGTATTTATTTTACAATAATCACATAATATAGTTACTTCAACATGAGATCCATGAGTTATGTCACTTACTGGAATCTCAAATTTATCTCCGTAACTTGTAAAAGTATAACCTTTCCCTTCATAGTATTTTTTATTTTGAGGATACCATTCTATTATTACAGTTTTTGTTAACAACATTAATAACCACACTCCTTCAAATTTTATATTCTTACTCACTACCAATCACACACTCCAAACCATTCCATTATAAAAAGGCAACAAAAAAGAAGGGATGAGTGCATTCCCTTCTACGACTCGCGACTGTCGATTTGTTGCCAAAAATTACTTAAATTATTTATGTATTGTTTATGTTAAAATAATATGAGTCCATGCTTTCCCTGTTTTTATTTGTGACACTGTTGAATCCGAAATGTTGAAGAGCTTGGATATTTCTGTTTGATTTTTATCCCCTTTAAATAACATTTCTTTTATTTGTAAAACGTCTTCATTGTTCAGTTTACAAAATGGGTTATTCTCTCCATTTTGTTTACCCTTTTTTCCTTTGCTGATTCTGTTTTTTGTTTCATCAGAACAATGTTTTCCAGAACGCCCGTTATTATTTTTGCTTATAATACTTAATTTCTTTCTTGTCTCTTCTGAAACATATATTCCGGCAGGGGAACCACCTCCAAAATTTAGGTTATAATAATCTCTATTTTCAACTGCATTATGATTTTTAATTACTTCAATTTCTAATTCGTTTAATTGTTCTTTAGAATAAGCAATTGATATAATTTCTCTATTAAAATTTTCTTTTCCATACTTAATAATAGCTAATTTTAACGCCGTTCCACTACCTAAGTAATATTTCCAACCATCTATAAATTTTTTCTGACCTATATACATCTTTCCGTTAATCATGTTTGTTGTAATATAAACGAAACCATAAGGATCAACGATTTCTACTTCTTCCATTTTTACATTCCTCCAACTTTCTAAATTTTATTTTTATTTAATTAACCAAACCACTAACCATCCTCCAACAAAACAACACACAAAAAGAGAGTACTTATCCAGCACTCTCCAAACAAAAAGAAGTAACAGTTGGAGGTTGTTACTTCCCATATAAAATAGCAAACTAAGCGTCCAGAGTCTGCTAAAACTATCAAATTAACCAAACTAACCCCACACAACAAACAAAAGACTCCATATTTCTATGAAATCTTTAAAGAAAGGAACTATGTTCTGGTATATTGCTCTTTATAAGTAGAAGGAAATAATTGCAATAATTCAGCATATGTTGCATGAATAGATTCAAACAAATTGTAATTATACATAATTGCTTTATCGATATCTAACATGTTAATAATTTGACCAACAAACCATTCTTCATAAAGTTCTGCTTTTGAAATTGTGTAAACCTGATCCAATAAAACCACACTATCTTTATCTAAAAAAGAATTATCAATTTTATTGATAGGTGCATTATTCGGATATTTTAATTTATCTGTCTTATTTTCAACACAATGGATTCTATCAGTGATAGGAGAGATAATAATCCTCGGAGAATTTTGACTATATTTATTAAGAATTATATAAAGGCGAGCTTTATTAGAGCTAATCTTTGGATCAATATTTTCTTCTAAATCAAACCAAAATACACATCCTTTCTCTGAACCTCTGCACGAACTGAAGCTCGGCAGGTTCTTATCTATTTAAACTTCTCATATACTCTCATTTGTAGGAATAAGATTTCATCCACATTTTACACATATATGAACTAATTTAATCTGATAAGAATTTTACTAACAAAGATTCCATTGAACCCATTAGCGTTAGTATCAAGCCCGATTCTAGACTTGTTTATATTATCTAACAATTAGATTACATTCCCATACTTGATATTTTTTTATCTTTACTTGCTAATAATCTGTTAATCTCTTTATCATGTAACAACTTAAAATTATCAAATTCACTAAAACATAAGTCTCTGTTTATGATACTAAGATTTTTATTCACATTCATAATTAGAAATGCTGAGTAACAATCCCTTTGTATTCTAAATTCACCAAAGTCATTCCATCTCTCACTTAAATCCTTCTTTGTATAGGTATCTTCAATATGATTATATTGACTAGCTTTAATGCTATAAGTATCAATCTTATTTAATCGAGTATCGTTCCATTTCAGTTTGTTATCCAAAATAGTAAGAAACATGGATGGAGCTTTGTTCGCAAGTGATTTACCGAATCGTTTCTTCTTATTGAATTTACCACCTTTGTTCTTGGTTGTCTTCTTTGATCTTTTCTGCAATCCTTTATAGTTCATAGTTTCAACATAAAACTTATCACCTAGATTTAATATCTCATTTGCTAAAATGTTATGAGATTCTTTTCTCAATGCCGATTGTTTCCTGAATAATTCTTTCCTAAGATTCTTGATTTTAACGTAATGTTTACTATAAATCCATTTATCTTTATTTCCTTTGACTATAGTACCATTATCATTAAACTTATTTGGATTCATTGCTCGTCTTGATCTATCCATTTTTCGTTGAAGAAGTTTTACTTCTCTATCAATCTTATTAATTTCAGGTACTAATTCTAATAACTTTACTTGATATTGACTACTAAAAGCAATAGTTTGAGTACCAATATCAATTCCTACCGAACCAGTGCCTATTTTGCCTTTAATCTCACCTTGTTTAGTTACTTTAACAGGAGGAACACCTTCCATAATTAATTGAATGTAATAATGGTATTTCCCTTTTATCATTTCTCTCTTAATCCTACAATATTTTACTTTATCTTGAATTGCTATATGTGCATAAACATCATTATCCTTAATAATTACAGGAATTTTAAGTCCATTCCAGATTAATTGATTGGATTTAATATCATATTTAATACCACTCTTATTCCATTTTCCTTCAATGCTTTTTAGTTCATCATATTTAATAAAATTAACTTTTTTAGCAGTATGAAACATTAGTTTTTCAAAAGCAGAATATGCTCTTGAAGCTAATTTCTGGCAAGTCAAACTATCAATATTATCCTTAAAATGCTTATACATTGGTTTAACAAAATCATGAAGTGAATATTCATTAATATTATAAAGTTTATTCAAATCATTAAATTGTTTGTTTCGATCCTTTCCTTTAGATAATTTAGCAATCCTTTGATATGCTTTAGATTCTCTCATATGATTATATCTTTTTAAAATTTCACCTAAACAAGCATTATATATTTGCCTACATATATTAAATCGTTTATTTAAAATATCTTCTTGATATATTTCAGTATTCAATGGGAGAGTCAGAACATAATTTGATTTTGAATTATCTTTTATCAATGGTATTCACCTCATTTCTTTTATTTATTACTTATGTAACATATTAATTATACCATTTATGAGAATATATTGCAAGTATTTATTTAATTATTATACTTAATATAAACGCCATTCATCCTCACACGCTTCAGCGTGGAGGCTTTCTGGCTGAATTCTGTAAATGATTTCTAATTGCATACTTTGGATTTTTCGGTTTTAAAGGACATGACAATATTATTCACCCTTTCTCAATCTTCTTTTTCTCCATCCTTCGAATATTTCTTTCTCATCTTCCGTTTCTACGTATATACTATCATAATAATCATAAGTTTCTTGTCGTTTCTTTCTGTCAAAAATCATTTCTGAAAAAGACGCTGGTTTTACTGCTACCACACTCATTCTTTTCACTCCTTTCCATAACTTTGGTTTGATTCTAGAATCATTAATCTTTACTAATGATTTATGGGAATTACGCCTAACCATTCTTACTCGTGGTTTCACTCTCATGATAATCACCTCTTCCATACACATCTTACCACAAAAGACAATTATATGAAAAGTATTTTTAAAAATTAAATAATCCCAATAATCACAATCTAACCAAAATAAACATCAAACATTTTCTAATAAACCCTCTAACCAAACTATCCTTAACCAAAACTTCCCCACCATAATCTTGTTCCTCAAACTCTTCTCCATAATAATCTTCATATTCCTCATAATAATCTCTGCAAGGGAATATCACTAATTTACCCATAATTATACCAACTTCTCTATGTATTCATCACCTTTATCCTTACTCATCCCCTTATACTTCTTCCTAATCTCCCTCAACATTTTCCTACTAGAACCACTACATCCCCTCTCAATCTCTTTCACAACAACAAAGCTATCACAACTACCACAACCTAAATCTACACCCATTACAAACGATTCTACAGCGTCTTCACGACTATCAAATTCTTCAATCATCCAATCTAAATCATATTCAGCTAATAAATTAATTTCCTTTAATTTACTAATCTCATTCTGTAGCCTTAAATTAACCTCATCACAATTATCACAATTTCCCTCGAACCAACTCATAGGATTATAAGTCGAGTAGTAATACCACTTATAATCACCTCTACCATTTTCTGCGTTGGAGAAAATATTGAGTTTACCACCATAATTACCATCAGTATCCTTAATTACATATGCTTTAGTCATGTTCATATTTATGTAACTCTCCTCTACTCTAATAATATCAAGCAAGGCCGATTGATTTATTAACCTTACTTAATATTATTATACAGTAGAGACACCTAGAGGTCAATAGTTGAGTGAACTAAATTTCACCAACTGTATGACCCGTTAATTATCATCCATACTATAAAGATGGAACTCAACTAAATCAGACAATGGGCATTGTAGAACTATCGAAAATCTTAAATACACACTAATCATCATATCGTCGGATTTAAATATCTTATACATTCTAGATTTACTGATGCCAACTTTATCCGCTATCCATAACTTTGTAGATCCATGTAGATGTTGATATTCATTCACCCTTTGTTCTATTTTGTTAATAATTTTATACTGCACGATATCACTCCATTCCTATACTTACTATTGCCCATATAATACTATTATATAGTTTTATGAACAAAGTATCAACAATGCTATAAACTATCTATCAACATCTTAATAATATCATACTCACATAAACAATGTCAATTAATTTTATTTATTACTTTACAAATTCAACTTCTTCCTATATAATGATGAAGGTGATACAAATAAAAAATACAATAAAGAAAGGAAGTGATAAATATTATTCGAGATGGGCCTTGGGATATAGATACATAAAGTATACAACAATACAGAAAGGAGAGGGCAAGGTTGGTACTACCTTAAAGGAGTACAAAATTTTAGCATCCATTGCAAGTACAAAATATCAGAGAATACAAAAATAATTAATTAAAAGAAAGAGGTAATTAAAACATGACAACAACAATGACAACTGAATTACAAGTATTTACTAGTGAATTATTTGGTCAATTAAGAGTAACGCAAATAGATGGTAAACCATACACAGTAGCTAACGATGTCTTAAAAGCTTTAGGTTATTCAGAAGGAGGTTGGAGAACTACATTATCAAGAAAATGTAAAGGCGTTACAAAGTGTAACGGATTAAAAGTTAATGGAATTGAAGTAAATCTTATTCCAGAAGGCGACATTTATAGACTTATAGCAGGAAGCAAACTACCTCAAGCTGAAAAGTTCGAATCTTGGGTATTTGATACTGTAATTCCAACAATTCTTAAAACAGGAGGATTTATTGCTAATCCAGAAATAATGATCAATACATATTTTAATACTCTAGATGATAATCATAAACAATTATTACTAGGAGTATTTCAAAATGTAAAAGAACAACAAAAGATAATCACAGAACAAAAACAAGAAATAGATCATCAATCCAATGTAATTTCTGGTTTAGTTGAAGATATACCTCTTGCATCAAAAAGACAAATCCTTAATCGTGTGGTTATGAAATGCAGTAATTTTAATGATAGATGGAAGGAATTATATTTTAATTTTGAACAAAAATACCATCTTAAAATAAATGCTAGAATGGAATCTTACAATAAAACTCATAAATCTAAATTAAGAAGCAAATTAGAATATATTGAGGAAATTGGTATGATAGATGAGTTATTTGCCATTGCTTGTAAATTGTATGAAAACGAGGTGAATGTATTAGTACAAGAAATGTATAAATTACATGAAGTTGAGTTTGTGCAATAAGAAATAAATATAATACTAAAGAGACTCTATTCCAACTAGAGTCTCTTTTCTTTAATAAAACTCATTCTAATCCCTTAAACAATTCCGACCCATACAATCATACCAACTAACAATTAAAACACAACACAAGCAATCCTCACGCTTGTTAATCAATATCACAACACAATCATAATATATCCTATAGTAAGATTAAATATCAAAAAGACCCCATATCACAGAGGTCTTAAACACAACCAACAAAACAATTATCACAATTATTGTAATCTATTTAATACCAAATCTCCATTAGAATTCCATCTTACAAATTTTAACTTCGTATTATCAACAACTATATCACTTGTTATAATTGTACTAGTATTTGTCCATTCACTGAAAGTATAATTATAATACCTGATTTCTTGAATTTTGATTCTAGTTGGACTGCTAAATGTGTAATTTGATTCATATTTCAAACTAGGTTCAAAATTAGGTAAATAATATATATGTTCCACTGTACCATCATTGAAAAATTCAAATGATGTCCTTTTAGTATCAGTCATCCATTTTCCTAAAACCAATCTTTGAGTATCTTGAATTGTAGGTTCTGGATTTACAACTGTAACATTAGCAATTGCTTTAATAGTAGTTGATTCAGCAATTCTACCACTTACAGTAAATGTACCTACAGAATCATATTGACTAGTTAATGGAGTAACCCAAGTAACATTAACATTTTTTGTTGTTCTATTACTCATTGTTGCTACAACTTGATTAGGTAGTATAGGAGCTGTCCCTGCTGTAGTAGTTACGCTAACAGTTGCAATAGAAGTGATAGTAGGAATTGGAGCAGTTTTTACAGTTACAATACATTTAGCTGTTTTCTTACCATCTACTGTAGTTGCTGTGATAGTTGCTTTACCTGCTTTAATTCCAGTTATTAATCCTTCTGAGTTAATTGTAGCTATTTTAGTATTGCTTGATTTCCAAGTAACTGACTGATTTGTTGCATTTGAAGGGGATATAGTAGGAATAAGTGTTGTGGTTGAACTTGTGTTTAAGGTTATTGTTTTGCAATTTAGTGTTACTTTTGTTGGTTTTATTGATGTAGTTGATAGAAGGGATTGTTGTGATATTTGTTGATTTGGGTTTAAACTAGCCTCTGATGCTAATGTAGGTGTTGTTAGGATAGGGGTAAGTAATAAGGACAGGGATAATGTGATTGTGGAAATTGTGGTTAATAGTTTTTTCATATATGTTTCCTCCATTTACTTTTAATTACTTATCTGTAAGTAGTATATATGAAAAAGGAGTAAAATACAATGAATTTAATATGATTTGTTTCGACAAATAATTATTTATTGGTTTGATGTTGTTTGATTAGAGATGATAATTTAACAAAGTAAAAAATATCAACGCTTTTTAAGATTTAATAAAGAAATAATAAACTCTTTACCATTTTCAGTAATTAGTATTTGATTATATTTATAACCTTGTTGATTTATATTTTCTTTTCCGTTAATAAAATAACCATCACTTATATATTTTTCGTTTATGTAAAATGAATTATTTTCATGTTTGAATATATTCTTAAATTCTAAAACCTTATATAGTCCACTTCTAGAAAAATCTATTATATATCCATCTGCTATCAATTCTTCCACTATTGACACACAATTTAACATTGTATTTAACTTCTTTTTCTTAGGAGTAGTATTTACGACAACAGTAGATTTAATATTTATTTTTGCTTTAGGTTTTAATTCTTTAGGTTTCTTATTTGGTAAAACCCCATTAAACGCTATTAATCTTTTTAAGTATATTGAATCAACTTTAGCACTTAAAATAACTCTTGCTCCACTCAACACTTTTTCAACCGTATTTTCAATGTTATAACCGTTTGTTATGGAATTATATTTATTAATATATGTACCTTCTACATATATTAATTGCATTGTTGTTTTGTATTGTGTTTGTTGATTTTTTACCTCTTCTACTATATCAAATGTAAAATTATTTTTACCGTAAGTATTCCAATCTCTTTGGAGTTTATAACTGTGGTGTTTATTGCTACTTAAATCTTCTATATGCACTTCCCATCGTTTTTCTATATCGTTACTCTCTCCCATATACACTTTCCCATTTGCTTTACATTCAATTTTATAAATTCCTCTTGTCTTTTCCATTTTTACACGTCCTTTTCTTTTTTTTTATTATTTTTGTTCTATATTTTTGTCCTTTTAGTAATATAAAAAACTAAATGGCAAAGGAAAGGACACCTTCTTTTTAATGGATGATCAGTCCATTAAGCCATTTAGTTAAAATTATCAAATCTGATGTAAAATATTAGAATCGTCAAGGTTGGGTGATTCTCTCAAAGTGTTGCTATATAAGCATATTTCCAAATATCAATAATCATATCAAAAGTTAGTTTTCTGGGATTGAGATAAGATGCACTTATTAACTAAATGCATCTTCAACATCGTCTGAATTATCTCTAATCACATAAATCTCACTAGTTGCCGAGCTGACATGGCCTAGTAAAGCCTGCACAGATTTTATATTTTTCCCTTCATGAATTACAAGGTTCGTAGCCCGTTGTTCTCTTAGTTGGTGAGGATGTACTCTTCTATTTATAACTTTGCTAAAATCATCCTTGCACCAATCATTAAATAATCCTTCTCCTGCTTGCTGATATTTTCCATCTCTCTTAATTGCGAACACATAAGGGCAATCATCATTTCCTCTAACTTCTAACCACTTATTAATTGCATCTAAAGCCTCTTTGGAGAATTGTAATTTTCTAATTTTACCAATAACTCCTTTACCTTTACAGCGAATCTCAGACGTAGTATAAAATGTAATTGTATTTATTTCTTCTGTTCCATCTTCATTTTTAATAATCTTTTCCTTAATTATAGGAGGATAATCAACTACTTCTTTAAGTAACTGTCTCGACTCTGCTCTTCTACAGCCTGTCGAATAAGTAAAATGTAAATATGCCAATTTTTGCCATTGTTCACGGTCTTCAAGATTTTTCAAAAGTAATTCCCATTCTTCTGCATTCATTGGTTGTTTTACATGTAAGTCATTAGACGGAGGTGCTGTTATTTTCTTAGTTATGAAGTTTTTGAAGGTAGGATGTTCATCTTCGTAATATGTAATTATATATCCATTTAGAGAACTGATTGCTGCACGTTTTAATCTAACTCCTGAAGATGACATGCCCCTTCTTACAAGGAAATTTTGATATTTTAGAAAATCTCTGCTTTTAATTTCTAATAGAGATTTATCATCACAATGCTCATAAACCCAAAAAAAGAAAATCCTGAGCGCGGAAAAATATTGACGAAGTGTTTTTGGACTAAGTGAAGTTGATTCTTCTAGAAATTCTGTAGTGATTGTTCTATTAAATTTATTAAGTTTTTGCCATTGTTCTTCTGTAACCGTAGGGAGTTTGTCTGCAATTTCTGCCATTGGTTTATAGTCACTTCCTTTATTTATATATTTATTTATATATTTATTACTAATTAAATATTTTATTATAAGTATTCCCAAACCATCTTTTCGCCTGTTTCTGGATATTTACCTGCTGATTTCTTTCTATTACTAGGGGTACAACATTCTGTAATATTAGATTTTTTGATTCCATATTTCATTGAAGCTTCAGAAATGCTATTAAAAATTTCATTAGTTGTTACACATCTTATTTTTCTTCCACGAGGATTTAGTGATTTATTTATTCTATCTTCAATTTCATTCTCAGTTTTTGTAATATATTCATTATAATACATCCAAACCAATGGCTCATTAGTCTTAGGATTTTTCCTGCAGACATAAGTTTATTTTTACAACAAGAAGATATTCCAGATGGATTAGTATTGTATTTTTGTGATGCATCTGAGTTATTATTAAAAACTTCTTTAGTTGTCAAACATATTATTTTCTTATCTTGACCATTGCTTAATATATTTTTAATTTGTTCTTCTGTTTTTAAAATAAATTCGTCATAAAACATCCATACCATAACTTGACCGTTATCTGGGTGTTTACCTGCTGATTTGTTTTCCTTTTTACGACAACATGCAGATATACTTGTTTTTTCAATATTATATATACTACTAGAATCTAAAATACTATCAAAAATTTCATTTGTTGTTAAACATACCACTTTTTTATGTTGATATTCTTTGTTTTTCATTGCTTTTTTGCCATTATAATCACACCAACTCAATGTAACTCCTTGTTTCAAATATCTGATCACCGTAGTTCTATCAACTTTTAATTGAATAGCTATTTTTAATGTTTCATTTATACCACTATTCCATAAATCGCAAACCACTTTAACTAGACTTTTACAAGCATATCCATGACACTTTAACCAGTTAATATCTGATTCTTTGAAATTCAGTAATTTAGGTAATTCTGATATTAATATATTATTTTTTATTAAATTTAATTCTGACTTACTACAATCAATTCTGATAACTTTAATGTCATGTTCTCTACACAATCTATCTTTTTCATTGTCAATAAATTTACTCTCTTCTTTTGTTTGTCCACTCATATTATTATCTTTCAAATGGAATGACCCATCCATTTCAATACCATATTCTTTACCATTTAATACAAAATAACCATCTAAACGTCCTTTGCTTAATTTCCCTTTAAACTCATATACCAACCAATCAAATGTTTTTTCTGTTTCAAAGTCTTTAATCTTTTTCAAATGCATTATTTGTTTTAAAAACCCAAACATAAATTTGTTCGGATAACTCATTCCATCTGAACATTGACACCCTAACCCTTTAGTTAACCAATCGTAAATATTTTTTTCTTTTTCACATCCACATTCAGGGCGTCTTAGAAGAATCTTTTTACGAGAACCTATGGAATATTTTAACCCGTCTTCTTTGTTCACTAAATAATTTAATTTATGTGGATGAGTTATTGATATTGAATTACATTGATGACAATTAATATTAGATTGTTTTCCACTTGTAAATGTATTAATATTTTTTTGTTCAGAAATATGTTCTTGGTGTTTTAAACATTTAAACCAACATAATTTATTTGAACCATGACTTATATCTTTAGGACTAATAGGATTACCATCTCTATCTATATTTTTTTCATAATCCCATCGTGCTAATATTCTATCTGTTTCTTCTTTAGATAAATTTAAGTAGCACCATTCAAAGAAAGATATCCATTTTTTATATCCTGCTTTTGCACAATTAATACAGTAGTACCTTCCGTCTTCTTTTACACACTTTTTATAATCTACCCATTTTACATTCGTTAATTTTTTGTCACACGCATCGCACTTAATTTCTACATTTGCCTTTGAATTAGCATCTAAATCTTCTACTTTTACTACTTCACCATTTTTGCGTGTAATTTCTTTTGTTATTAAACCCATATTAAACCACCACAACTTTAGATAATTCTTTAAATTTACTACAAACTAAACCTACAATTTCATCTTGAATTCTTCCTTCAACTGCTTTATTTAAAATACTACAATTATTTTTATATCGTTTACATCCGATGCAATTAGATTTAAATTCTTCTAATTGATTGACTGTAGGAAATATTCCTACATAGTCAACAGGATAAATGGTGATATCTATATGTGAATTTTTAGAATCATAATAGATGCCATTCACTCGTTCGCATGTTGTATTGTCGTCTAACCATATTAATTGTGTCTCAGTAATTGAATCCAAAAGCAATTTGAAATAATTGTTTGCATCTTTATCAATTCTGTCAAAATAAAAAACGCAGTCAACGTAAAAATGCTGTGTCTTATTAGGTGTTAAATTCCATCCTTGAATATTTACTTCATCTTTTATATATTTTATAAAATCTTTCTTATACTTCTTTGCTTCTGCAGTTTCATATAAAGTTGACATTGCTTTTGGCTTACCTCCAACATATGTAATAAAACTCCTGATTTTTATGTAGTGATTTACGCTGACAGGGATAGGGGATACTAATTTTAAAATATTATTAATATTAAACACCTTCCTTTATTTTTAATTGAATTCCTTTATATGTACGCTTTAATTTACCTTCCTCTGATAAATTCACATGAAATTTGCTATATGGTTTTTCTTTGCTATCTTAATTCACTCCATATCAAAACAAAGGCACAACCAAATATCTGATTATGCCTTTGTTATAATTTATTTATTTATTACTATAAACAACTAATAAATCTATATACTATCTCAACTTCTTAATTACACTCTCATCAATAGCAATTCTCTTAGCCTTCTTCAACTCTTTAATAGATTTCTCTGCCCTAACTGGTTCAACTTTATTAGGATATTCCTTAACTAAATCTCTATAAATTTCTCTCCAAGTATATCCTTTCTTACACATCCAATGTATCTCATCTTCTACTTCTCTAATTATGGATAAATCTTGAGTTGATAGAAAATCTCTAAGATTGTCTTGCTGTTTCAAATCCAAGTATTCTTTTATTTCTTTTGCGTACATGCCAAACAAAATATCATATGTTAAATTTGTCAAAGAGGCATATGTGCTTCTATTATTAGGCAATTCTCCATTTTGTATAAAAGTTGATATTGAAGATGTTTCTCTATTTCTTCTAATAGTCCCATCTTTTCTAACAACTAATTGTTCTAACTCTTTTTGAGTGAGATATATTATTGATTCTTGAGATCCTTTCAATTTAAAATAATCTCTAACAACTATTTTGTATTGTTTCATTGCCAATTCTGAATCAAGTAATTTCAGTAAAGTTGTATATCCTTGTTGGGATAAAAGGTATATATTTTTAGAATTAGCTATAGATTGCTTATTAAATCCCAATTCTAAAAGTGAGTCGTTTGAACCGACCGACTTTTTCAAATCAATATAATCAATTCCAAATTTAAAATATCCATTATTTAGATTCTTATTTATTAATTCGTTTACATGTTTTAATTGCTTATCATGAATAATTGCAACTGTCTTTGCTAACATAACTTTTTGATTATCACTAAATCCACCATAAATATTAGGAATATCTACACCACAAACTTTTGTCTTGCCTTTAATCATTAACACATTATTGTTTTCCATCATTATATTATTCCTTCTTTCATATTTATTTTTCACCAATATTATCTCTTCCTTGTACACCATTCCTCGTATGCTTTTGTGCTATCATCCCAACCAAATTTTATCCAAGTTCGATGAGTTATTGAATTAATCCCTATTTCCAAAGGACAAATTCCCTTTGATAAGTAGAAATTCGCTTGTAGCATATTGTATAGATATGTTACTTTTTCTTTTGTTGGGCTTGTTTCTTCTGTAGAGTTATTCATACGTAGTTCCTCCTTTCATTTTTATTTGTATCTACTTTGAGACACATCAAAAAGACAAATCAATTAAGATTTGCCCTTTAATCAATCACAAAATATTAAATTCTTACAAAATTATTAAAACTAAAATCCTTACTACAAGCAACTTTACAGATTCATAAATTAGTTTAAAATGCGGAATTTATTGGTTAATAACGAATTACATAATTAATTGTGCAGTAAGGTTGTAAATTTTGATGCGCTAAACCTCCTCCAACATTAGAAGTTCCCCAAGTTCCACTACCAGGATCTAATCTCCAATCGTTTGTAAATATATCACTCGTGTCTGTATTCGTATTATTCCACGCCTGAAATGTATGATTATGTGAAGGCATTTCTGGCGTGGTAAGTAAATGTGTCTTCTCGCCGGAACTTTTTCCAAGCGTATCAAATTCTGACTGAGAATTGTCTAATCCGACTGGAACCCTGCCTTTTAGATTTGGGAGATTAAAAGTCGTTGAACCATTACCTGCTCCATAACCTATTCCAATTACATTGAATAATGCTGAATATGTAGTTCTAGATATTGCAGAACCATCACAAATTAAATATCCACTAGGAGCTACAGAACCAGCAAACATTTGAACTGAACCTATTACAACTCCATTGGAAGCAGACGCAGGTGCAAATAATGTTTGAAATGCTGAATCAATTTGTACTGGCACATCTTGACTCTTTTGCACAATTATTTTACCAACAAGCATTGCATTTGTTGAAACTACTTGTGGAATTTCAGGTGGTTGACAAGCTTTTGCTTGATCTAAACTAGCATCAAATTCACAAAGAAATAAATGTATTCGAGCAGAATCTATATCTGAACGACACATACAACGATATACCCATACTACCGCATATTTACCATCTGTAAGAGTTGTAAGTATACCAGTTTTAGGATCATATTGAGTATTAGGGAATTGAGTTACAACGCTACGTGAAAACGAACCATCGCCATTATTTACCCAAAGAAGCATTGCATCAACACTTGAATCTACTGCTGGAAGATTATTACTATATGAACCTTCCCACGCTTTGCCAGAAGTTACTACAATATTTCTAGTTCCAGACACACCTAAAGTGATTCCTGATGCTCTTTCAAATCTTCTTGTTTCAATTAATCTTCTATGTACCTTATTTGACAGTCCAAGTCCTGGTTCATCCCAATCAATTACTGAAATACCATCACCTATACGAGCAATTGTATATACAGGAGTATTATTTGACCAATTAATGTCTAATAAATCAAATGTAATAACATATTGCGGATTACCATTATTATATTGAACAATAAGATAATTAGTAATCATATCCGTAATTTCCAATGTTGTTTCTGGAATAATATACTCTATTATTGAACCAGTATAATCAATTGTACTATATAATCTAAAAGTTCCTTCACCTACTGTAATTGTTCCTAAACCTGCATTATAAGCTATTGTTGGTTTTATTACTGTTCCTGAATTTGTTTTTATTTTTGAACCTGACAATGCATTAATGCTTATATTTTTCTCTATTGGCATTTATTAATCACCTCACTTTCTTTTTAAAAATATTGTCCTGACCATCGTAATTTTGTTCCTAAAGCATTCATTACTTGAATTAATGATACACTCTCAAAATTATATTCTCTTGATTCATTTGCTGGAATATATAGGATATATCCTCCAATATTAATATATAGATTTGTATTTTCTGCTTCTATAAATAATGAATTTAAATTTGATTTGTTTCCATTGGAGTCAGTGAAATTTATTAGTTCATTGTTAGATGTTAATACATACCAAGGATCATAGTTTGCATCTCCTATTTTATTTAGTGGGAGGCTACTTATGAAACCACTGTGTAATAATTGCCCTATCATTGATTTATCATTCCTTTCTTTATTTGGATTTTGTTAGTTGGTATTTTTGGGATTAATTTTTAGTTTTAGAAATAGTAAAAAAATAAGGAAAGAAAGACAATTTGGTTTTGTCTGTCTTTCCTCTTATTTTGATGTGGTTTGTGTTTGAATTGATAAACAATTATAGGATTGTACATTTCTTATAATTGTTTAGATGCTGTATTTATTATATATTCTCTTTCTTAATTTTTCTCAATTTACCAAAATCATAACCTTTTTCATATTGACTACAAATTACTTTATTGTTATCGATATCAAACTTTATCCAAGAATGACCTGAATTTAAATATTCTTTGGCATGAATAATCATTTCTAGAATTATATTATCAGAAGGTATTTTATCTTTAATGCAAATAATTCTAATCATTTTCCAACCAAGACTTTTTAGGAATAAATATCTTTTTATTTCCTTACTATCAAATTGAACTTGTGATATTTGATTTAATTTCACATTTAAATCATGTCCTCCACCGTCATATTCAATATAAATATCATCTTCTACTTTTATATCTAACGTTATATGACTTACAGGATAATTTAAATCACCATTTATAAGTTTATTTATGTATAGTTGCTGTGAACTACATGCTATTTGACCAGTTAAATACATTGTTTTATTTCGTTTTATAAATGCCTTAGTTTGTATCTCTTTATTTTGCATATGATGTTCAACACCATAGTTTTCTAAACTTGTTTGTATTTTCTTATCTTTAACTTCTTGTATTTGAGATATATTATTCACACCATATCTTTCAATGATTGTTTTTAATAATTTATCTTTAACCAGTTCATTGTTCATTGGACTTGCTGAACCATACCTCGCTATATTTGTATCAGAAGTTTTTTGTTTTATTTCTGGATTCTGCGATGCATATTTAAACCCATATCTTTTTAAGTTTGTTCTTTTAACCTTATCTTTAGTTTCCTGTATATGAAACGGACTTGTTACTCCATATCTCTCTAAGAGAACTTCTTCTTTTTTAATTTTACTTCAGGACTTGAATTATGAGATTCAAAACCATATTTTATTAAATTTGTTGCTTTACAACTATCTTTAACCTCTTGGGACTGTGACGCACTTTCGTACCCATATTTAACTAAGGAAGTTGCTTTCCGTTTAATCTGTTTATTATCATTAAATTCTTTATTAGCATATAAAATATTCCATACTTCTATATTTTTAATGCTTTTACATTCTTTACAGCAGTCTTTATCCACATTTTCTTTGCCTTTTAAGGTATCCCTATACTCTTTACTTGTAATATTTATTTTACAATAATCACAAAGCACATCTACTATGACATGACTTCCAAGTGTTAAATCTTTGACATTGACCATTAATTTAGATTTCATTTTTGTGAATGCATACCCCTTTAAAATGTACCAATCTTTATTCCAATTTGACCATTTTGTCTCTACTTCTTTATCTATTAACATTTTTAAATTCTCCTTCCGATATTGAGAAAAGACAATGGGGAAGACACCCTGTATCGGCAAGGTGTCTTTATTACTCTTATAAATCTGGCCTGATTTGTAAGAAACCATATGTAATTATTTATTACTTTTTGTAAGAAAAGTTATTGTATTGAACTTTACTGTTTTTGTCATCACTATTTTTAATTTCTTTATCTGGTACAATACTTTTTTCTTCAATATATATTTTGTCTTTAACTTCTAAATCTTTCCACTCGAATCCAACAGGTGTGAAAAACACCTTTATAAGTTCCATTGTATAAATATTCTTTAAAAATTCTAAATCATAATTGTCATTAACCTTTATACGTTTATCTTTAGGAACTGCAGGATGAGCATATTTTAATATATAGTTCATTTATTTCACCAACAATCTATAAAATTATACAGGCAAAGTTTCATCTGTAACCAATTTGTAGAATTGATTTTCACCATATTCATTAAGGAAACCAAATACTTCACACTCAAATGGAATAGCATTAGCATCCCCTGATTTTGTTGAAAGCTCAAATGATGGGTCGGATTTTGCCTTCTCAATAACAATAATTTTTATAGCTTTATTTCCAGCTTTATCTTCCACTTTAGTTTTTGCTGTAATTCTAACCAATGCAGGAAGTTTACCAGTTGAAATATATAACCCTGTTGCGTCTGCATCAGTAGTATAATCACAAAGTATAAATACTTTTTTACCTTTTTTGGCGACATTAAAAGTTATTTCTGCCCCAACCACTGAATATTGTTCTACCTCAGTAACAGGAGTTCCTGCTTCAATTTCTGTACCTACATTTTCATCCTCATCGATATTATAAATTTTCATTGTTCCACTCTTTGGCACGACCAAACTTGTTACTTTCCCACTTGTCGCATCCACTTCATAAACATAATCAAAACTACTTGTTTGTACACCAGTTCTTTTTACTGCACCAGTCTTGGCAATCATGACATTATCATCAATGAGAGGTAGAGTTGCTGAAAAAGTAGCTGTAGGAGTGTGATAGATGGTTGCTTGTACTTCGTTATCAGCTCCTCCTCGAACTTCTAATTTTTCATATTTGTCACTTACTTTTGCATCTTGAGCATAATTAACTCTAAACAATAAATCCTTAGTTGCATAATCTTGAACGGTGAAGTCAAGTACCTTCGCCCAGACCTGTCTTTGTCCAATACTCATTATTATTCCCTTCTTTCTTCTTATAATTTATTTATTACTTAATGTTTTGGAGATACGACTCCGTTTTTATATTATCTGGATCTGCTCCAGCTAATAACATTTTGAGATTCCATCTGTATTGCTCTTTTAATTGTCCTCTTTGCAACTGTTCATAAAATTGATAAACGTTTAAATCCCAAATATTTATTATATTTAATCCATTTCCATCAAAATTAGCAACACATGAAATTAAATCAGCAAATGTTAATTGTTCTGCGTTTTTATTTCCATCTTCTCTCATCTTTTTTTCAGCTTCCATTACTCTTCTATCAAATTCATCTAATGCTTCTGTATTTTCAACCTCAAGTTTATTAGCTAATTTAATGCTATTCACCAAAGAATCATAATTATTTCTGTCTAATATAATATCATCTTTCATAAATACTAAATCACTATCAATTAACTTTGCATCAAATTCTATCTTTGTAAAAAAGAATAGCGAATATAAAAAAGTACCGAAAGATTCTTTGTTTTGATTAATGGCGAACATTAATGCATCATAATTATTTGTAATTCCTAAACCTTCTGCATCAATCAAAATATCTTTTACAATAGTTCCACATGTTAAAATAATCCCATATTTCTCAAATCCTATTTCTGCAATTTCTCTTAGAAGTGGGGAGTAAACTGGTATCTTATCAACATATAAAGGTAAATTTGCTAATAGTCTTAATTTATTCATATTATCACATACCTAATTATTGAAATTCTTGAAGTTTATAAGCTATATAAATTCCAGAATAATTTTCATTAACTAAAAATTCATCCATTTCATAAAACTCTAATTCATTAAATCCTAAATCCTCAGAAGAATTAAATACTTCATCTATGTAATTTAAAAGCATATCATACCTTAAAGATCCATAATCTGTCTTCAGCAATGAATTATGCAGAATAATATAGAAATATACACTTCCGTATTTAAATGTCCTTCCATTTGGTTTATAGTTAAACTTCATGGTGATAAAGGTATTTGGTTCTGTTTGTACTGTGGGAATATAACGCCAAGGATATATATTTTTATATATCAAAGATGGGGCATTAAAATCATTAGGTAATGGAACATCTAAGAAATTCTGCTCATTACTCACAAGACATTTTACAATTTCTGGTTTACTAAGCAATTTCATTAAAATTGTAAATTTGTTTGCACCAAGTTCACTAAACCTACTCATTTCTCACCTTCTTTAATTACAATTTAAATTTACCTAATCACTTCCTAAAACAAACTCTTAATCTGAATAACCATTCCATCTTGACTAACAATCTCTTCATCTACACTTTTACACCATAATTTTACACTTCCTAAATTATTGCCCTTAATTATACAAGTATTATTAACTGCATTTTGTGATGTAATAGTTGCTAATGTAGTTGGTAAATTATCAATTCCTGTTAACCAGAAAGACGATTCTTTAACTATAGGCAAACCATTATTTTTGAATATCGCTAAATATTCTTTAGAATAAGTTTTAATTATTGATGTACTACCGCTAATTTCAACAGTTTTATTCTCAATAGGCACTTCAACAATCTCAACATTAATTTCATCCATCACAGTTAAGTCATTTTCCATCTTACAACTAAATACAACATTTCCAACATCTAAAATTGTTACAACTCCTGTAATTGAATTTATAATTGCTTTTGTAATATTATTACTGCTGAAAATTAAATTAGGAGTAGGAGAAACAATTACCCCATCAATTTTTACTTGTGCATTGATTGTTAATGGATCATTTTCATTTACTTGAATAGAATCTCCATTTAAGATAGTAAGAGAATATGATGGAAATACTTGCTCAACTTCGCTATACACCATTTTTATCAATAATAAACCATTTACAGTAATATCATCAATATTTACAACACTATAATTCCTCATTCCAATTCTAAACACGTAATTCATCTCAATTTGTCTAGTAATATCAGTATCACTTATTTGTATTGCAATTTCTGAATCTAATGTTGATATTATTTTTTGTTCATCTAGACTGATTGAACCTTTTGAGATTATGCAGGGGATAGAGTGGAGGGTTGAGGTTGAGTCGTAGAATTGGAGGGTGTTGTTTGATTTAATCATACTTGCAGTTTTATATGCTTGTAAATTGTCAATATTACTTACTATAATCCATTTGCTACCTTCCCATTCAACTATTGAACCAGTATTTACTACTGTTTCAATTGGCATATGAATTTTCTTATCATATTTACCTTCATTTAATGGGTTTAAATGTGATTGAATGATGACTTGTGTTGCAATGGTATCAATTATTGCAGGAGAACCTTCTGCACTATAATATCTACGAATATCATAATTTTCTTTCACATCAGATATTGTTTCTTCTTTAGAATAATAATTTAAACCATCATCTATCCATTTTTTTCTGACATCCATATGATCACAACCTTATTAGGAATAGAGAGTTAATTAATATAACTCTCTATTCAAATTACATCATACTGTTTTTAATAAAATTAGAATTCTGCTTTTGCTAATCCTTCAATTCTCAAAGCAGATGCATCTGCAGCAGCTTTATAGTACAATTTACCGAAAGGAACTGCAATATTTTCCCTTGCTTCTCCTACTTTTAAAACCATTAAGTTTCCAGATGCACTTGCACTTGCAATATCAAATGAAAGTGTCACAACAGAAGCACTATCATTTACAATAAGATTAATAAATGCCATGTTTAATTCAACATTTTGTTCTGCTTGATTTGCCGTTAAAGACCGTCCAATAAAATTAGTCATTTTTTAATTCCTCCTCTTATTTTATATTTATATATTTAAGATTGCATTATACTCCAATTGCGACCCATGCTACATTTGCAAATACATCTGCAGCAGCGATAGGTGTTACGTCATTAACAGCAGTTGGTTTCCATGATTTAATTCTTATTTTACCTGCGGTTGGAGCGTTAGTCTGATTCCCAACCGTACAAGTAGAACTCATATGTGTCATACTTGGATCTCCTACTAAAGATACTGTTGCCCCTAAAACCGTAGTTAAACCAGTAACAACATCTTCACTCGCTGCTCCTATAGTAGCTGTACCAAATGCAACTTTATATCCTGCTACTAATGCTGTTAAAATTAAATTCTCTTTTGTTGATTTAAAATTAAAGTCTTCCATTGTATTGCCTCCTTTTCTAAATTACTGTGATTACATAATTTCCTTCTCTAAATAAGGTATTCTCTTAATAAAATTTGAAATATCAAGAATATTTCCCCTTAATTTAGGATAATCATGTAACGAAATACTAAACTCTTTCTCAATCATATGCATTAGATGATTTATTTTCAAGTATTCTTTATTACACAAATCCTCTAAACTCATTTCACATTGTGGAGTTTTTATAAGAATTTTACTATTTTTATTCAATTTCTCACCAACTTAATTTAAATAAGAATAAAATTCTTGTCTAAACACTTCAATTTGTTCATTTAAATCTTTTAACATTAATGAATATACTTTATATTCCTCAACTTTACTTGGTAGACGATTGAAATCTTTAGTTCCAATTGAACTTAATAATCTAGTTGATGGTTTTAATAAATACTCGAAATATGCTTTCTTCATATTTAATGAAATTAATTCAATTTCATCTACATCTAAATCATTGAGCATTATTCCATCAAATGTTTTACTTACAATTAGATTTAAATTCGTATTATCTGTATCAGTAAATGTTAACGTAATTATATCTGTGTCAATTTTAGTAATTGTAAGCATAGGATTTTCAATATCATCTAGTTTCACCGTGTAATAAGGTTCTATTGCTAATTTTATTTTTGTAGCAATATTTGATTTTGTATCAGTGTTTAATAATGCAATTGTATATGTATCAGAATTAATATTAAAAGTAATATCTCCACTATTTTCAACTAATCCGTAGATTATTAAAACTGCATTATCAGAATATAAAGTATAACTCAAATGATGTGGTGTAGTTTTGTAACTATACCCTATGGCAGTTTCAAAAAACTCAAAAACTAAATCTTGTTTGTAAGTGAAATCCATATCAGATGTTTTAATGAAAAATTTATCATATATTTTTTGAAGTAAAGTTCCCAAACTATATCACCACTTTTCTTAATTTTGTTATTCTTTATCATCTGTTTTGTCAGTTTTAAATGAAAGACCTGTGTATTCTGTTAAATATTGAATCTTATCATAGTCATTTATCTTCATTTTTTTAGCATAACTAACGATTTTAGATTTTTCTTGATTTGTGATAATGTTTTCAGTTACATGCTTCTTAAAAGTATTAAATGTCTTATATTCAAATATTTCTTTACATTTTTCATCATTTAAAATTAGTTGAACTCGCTTTTCTTCTTTATTATCAAAACCAAGATGTTCTCTCATTTCTGCATTTTCAATATAAACACGGGCATGTGAACCAATAGCGTCTGTACCATTAATAAATAAATTATTATTTTGATTTTGTGTTTCAATTTCCATATTTGGAATATATACAGTTTGATTGGCTTTAATAAATTCATCACCTTCCATACTATATCTTTCCCAAGAAACATTCCACTCACATAGATTTTTTACTTTTGAACGACTATTCATATCAATTGCCATAATTGTTTATTCCCTCCATCTTACCCTTTATTAATTATTTTGCATTGGTTAATTTTAAAAGAAGGACGATTTATCAATACCGTCCTTCTCAAGTTTTAATTTTGTTTAAAATTATTCTGCTAGTGCTGCATCGTAAATATATCCAACTGTTGGAACATATTCAGGAACTAAGTAATTTCCAAATTCCCAATCATA